TGGAACACCAAACACCTGTGCAATTTGTGATCTCACATCTTTTGAAATTGAATCATAAGACATTCCAATCTGTGATTCAGGTGGCATTGTCAATTGCAATCCACCATCCAACAATGCACGCAATCTGTAATTTGGCAGGGCTTCATTCCATTGCTCTTTCAATGTGTTCCACAGGTCACCATCAACATTGTCTGCTGATGTTGCAATCAATGGTGGAACGGCATCATTTGCAAAGAATCTTGATAGGTAGTCACTCACCTCTTTGTCAATGCTTGCATATGGCAATACGGCAGAAACAAGTCCTTTGCCGAATATATTCATGCCAATCATTTCATCAGGTTTGGAAGATGCAGGAAACAAATTCGCAATGTGCATCACTTCATCTTCTGGTAATGTGAATGCACCATCATTTGCGGATTGATATACATACCCTTTAATGAAATTGTCACCACCTCTGATGACTCTCATTCTTGTTGGATTGAGAACCCACATTTGCAATGGAACATCATGCCCTAATTTTGGTGTCCACACAAATGCATTGCCATTGATGTCAAACCAATTTTGAATTGACTTGAATATTTGCGAATAAGTGAAATATGGATTTGGATTTTTCATCAGGCGATTTACCCAATGACTATTTGATATTTCTTCCTTTTCCCAATTCAATTCACGAAATGGCTTCATGTCAACAGACATCAATCCATTTGCACGCAATTGCAAACATGCAAAAACAGTGCCTGTTGCTGATGCAATCAATTCCTGTCCTGATGTCACGGATGTCATTCCACGACCATCATTCAAATATCCAATTGGTGGTCTTTTGCGTTTTTCCTGAACACCGCCTGCAATGAATTTCACACGCTCTAATATGTTTGCATATAGTGACATTCTCAATCCTTATACATGAATACTTGGTGTTTTTCTTATGGCATTAAAAGCCATTGACAATGCATCAATCATGTCATCATGCCTATCTTGTTTAGTGCCTGTGAATGATAACAATTCATCAGTGAATTCAGGAAGCAAATGAGGGACATGATAGACAAGCCCTCTTTCATATTTTGCTTCAATCGGTTGAAATCTTATCATCTTGTCTTTTGTGCTTGGAATCCCAATCACATTCATTCTTGTGTTTCTTTTGAGTTCCTGAACCAACCATGCTTGTGCCTGATTTGATTCAATTGCAACAACCTTTGGTTTCCATTTGTCTTCCATGGCAATAATCCTTTCACCAATTTCAACAAATGTCCAACGCCCTCGCATCATTTCACAAACAACCACTTCATTCTTTGCAGTTAATCCAATAACACAAATTGCAGTGTAATCAGCAGTTTCTTTTTCAGATATTGCCAAGTCAACACCAATATAGAATGATTTGCATTCCATTTGATTTGAAATGCGAATCCATTCACGCTTGATTTTTGCTGCATCCCTGTCAACATATTCTGCCAAATATTCCTGTGCAAAAACAAGTGATGGCATTGACTCTCTTTGTTGATTCACTTCATCAGCATCAATCAATGGGTTGTCGTATGTCGTGAAATGAAATGACTGCCAATCATTAAACTTGTTTTGCATTGAATCAAGTTCTGAAAAATGATTCTTTCCTTTTGGTGTTGAAAAGAAAAATGAATCACCACGGTAATCAGTGAGCATAGGACGCAATACAAAATTCCAATCATCTTCTGCATTGTCACAATATGCCCATTCATCTCCAATCATTCTATGGTATTTTGAACCTCGCAAGGCATCAGCACGCCATATTCCTTTCAAGTGCAGGAATGATTCACCAAGTCTGATTTCACCTTCCTTGCATTCTGCACCAACGGCAGTGAACATGTTCTTGGCTTCCTGATACCTGCCTTTCAATTCTTCATTCGATGGTGCAGTGTATAGAACCTTTGTGCCTTGCATTGATACCATTGTTTCCAATGCCAATGCAAAAGCAAGTGTTGATTTTCCCCAACGCCTGCCACATCTCACAACATTGAATCTTTTGCGTTGATCCATCACTTCCATTTGCGTCTTATGTAGAGTGACATCAATCTGCATTCATTTGATTCCATTTGATTGTCAATGCATCTTCCTTTTGCTTTGTTTCCTTTGGAACACCTGATAATCTTGCCGCTTCATCATCTGTTGCAATCAATTTCATAAGTGCAACTTGCAATGTGGCATTGTCTGATTGATACCACTTTTTCCGCATGTTTGCCTTCATGCTGATTCTATTCTTTTCAAGTTTGCTTTTTATTTCGTGGTATTCGTTGCTTTCAATAGGAAAGAATCTATAAAATGTAGTCTTGTCACATGGCAACAATCCAACAATATCATCAATGAAAATCAGGTGATGTTTTTCAATCAGCTCCAATGATTCTTTCAATATGCTTTCTTTTTTGTATGCCATAATAATTTAGAGCGCACGGGTCGGATTTGCACCGCCTGTTTCAATGCAGGGTGCATTGCGTTTATCTATATTAACTTCGTGCGCACGCTGCCTTTCTTTCAATGTTATTTTTTTTCCTTTTGCCATTCCTGCACCATACTCATCAATTGCAGAAAAGGGCAAAATTGGAACAGTTATTTTACATGACTTATCAATAAGAAAAATGTATCTTAATTGAAAACCTTGCAATGGCTTTGCACCTTCTTTCTTTGCTTTTCCTGCACTGAATCCATTTTTTTTGTAATTGGCATTGTTTAGTGTCTTATCTGCAATTATCTTTCCATTCCATTCAAGAATTGTTGTATTTTTCTTGATGCCTGTCAAATGAAATCCTGATGCACGATATATTGTTCCATCACCGCATTGCGTTCCATCTGAATAAGATAGAATCCATTTAATATGTGGAGCATTCTTTTTTATCAATTTAATTGCAATTGCAATACATCTTGATTCTGAATTTTTTGGCAGATATTCATCAAATGCCATTCTATTCAATTCTAGCATTTCATTCCAATTTGAATCAGCAACTAATGGCAAAACTTTTCTTTTGTCCATTGGACTTCCAAATTGCATAACTCCATGCAATTGATTGTCTATGAAACACCCAAATTGCAAAATGCTATTGTTAACAACCTTTCCTGAATAGTGATTTTTCTTCACAAATTCATTTGCAATTTCTCTTGGAATTATTTTCAAAATTATTTGTTTTGCTTTGCCCATTCCATTGCCATGAAATATAGTGCATTGCCATTTGAATTTGTATTTGCAAAAGTTTCAATGTATTTGAATTCTTCTTTGCTTTTCACAATTTCAATTATTGGTTTGATTGCCTCTGCCTGTTCATCTGCCAAATGAAATGCCATCTGCTGAAAAGGTGATTTGTCGCCATCAGGCAATTCAAATTCATCAGACAATTCATCGATATCCATATTGACAGGCAAATCCAATCCCCATTCTTGCAATTGAATTGCATCCCATTCATTTGCCAATTCTTCATGATTCCATTCACCAAAGTTCACATTGTCTTTGATCAGGAATTGTGCCTTTTGATCTTCTGTCCATTCATCAGCAAGAATTACAGGCAATTCTTTGATGCCAAGTTCCTTTGCTGCCTTCAATCTCATGTTTCCACCTAAGACAACAAACTTTCCATCTTTGTCAGTGAAAACAACCAATGGTCTTTTTTCAAGCATGTCAGGAAATTCTTCAATGCTCTTTTTTAGTTTGTTGAATTTTTCATCACGAATCACACGCGGGTTTTTCGGATTGTTTTTTAGTTTTGTCAATGCCACTTTCATCTTGATGCTCCCAATATGCCAATGCCCAAACCAATGGCAAATGCTGAAATAATCCAACCGAATTCTGTTGTTTTGCTTTCCTGAATCACAGGAACTTCAATTGTCTTTGTCAATATGGAATCAGGTCTTGGTTTCACTACCATACTGAAAAATGATTTGTCAAATGGAATATGTGAGAATGCAACTTGAATTGTATCACCCGTTGTTGTTATTACTGAATCAGCCTGTGCAATGAATGCTGAATCACATGGCAATTGCTCTTTGACATACATTGTATCACGATAGGGTATCAATATTTGCTTCACACGGACTTCAGGCTTAACGAAAACAGGTCTTTCGATAGTTTGTATTGTTTTTACCGTATCGTGTCTTAGAATCGATTTATAGCCCTTTTCTTGACATCCTTTGCCAAATAGGAATCCTGCAATCAATGCCATTGCAATCATTGCCCAAATGATTCTATTCATGTTGTCTTTCATTTCATCACCTTTCCATGTTCAATGATCATGTTCTGCATCTGTCCATCTTCATGAATGATTGCAAAACCATGATTGCTTTGTGAATGCATCATATATCCCCTTTTAAGCTTCGACAATGTGCCAATTGAATCACACCTAATGAATTCACCATCCAATGTCTTTTTACGAGCTGTGGATGTTTTATGCAAGTGTCCAATCGCACAATTGCTCATGACTTTATTCATCAGAGCATGTGCAGGTGTCATTCCACTTACTTTCAATTCATGTCCATGTGCAAGCCAAATTGAATTCACCATCATCAATTGCATTGAATCAACAAATGCAATTCCCTTTTGCTTTAACTCCAAGAGTG